GACTTATAGGACTTATAGTCCACCTTAAGAGTCTACGACTGTTACACTAAGCAAGGTGCCTTAATGGATAAAATAAGATTTAAAGATGGTTATAAATATCAATTAAATGAAGACTACTCCATTAAGATTCCTATCTATCCCCATGAAGCTATTACTACTCCCTTCATTAATTTATATGAAGATGGAAGATTAATCATATTCAAAGGATATGCTTGGGATGGTCCTTCAGGTCCAACTATTGATACCCCTTCTTTCATGAGGGGGAGTCTAGTTCATGATGCTCTCTATCAATTAATGAGAGAGTCTCACTTAGACCATCATATTCATAGAGAAATGGCAGATAAGATTCTAGTAACTATTTGTCTAAAAGATGGTATGCTGCCCCTTAGAGCTAAAATGGTCTATCAAGCAGTAAGATTATTTGCTGATCCAGCATCTTCTCCAAATAACAATAAACAAGTAAAGGAAGCACCATAATGCCATCATCTCCAAACTATAAAAGAGATTATGCTCAGGAGTATGCTAATTATCATGCTGCCCCTTCTCAGAAAAAGAAAAGAGCAAGTAGAGGCAGGGCTAGATACTCCTTAATGAAAAAGGGGAAAGTAAGATTAGGAGATGGGTTAGATGTAGATCATGCTGATACCAACGCTAATAATAACTCTTCATCTAACCTTAGAGTAAAATCTAAAAGTGCTAACAGATCTTATCCTCGTAATAAGAGAGCTGGTAAAAAATAAATGGAAAACAATGAAGAAATATTAGAATTAAAAACTCCTAGATTAGACCCAGTAGAAAAATTGTATGTAAGAGCGTATCTTTCTAAACTATCTCACTCCTATGCTCATTCTCAAGTAGTCCCAGAGATAAAACATCCTAAAGAGGATAATCCTTATTCTCGTAGAACTAACATTCAATTCCATATTCAATCAGCACTCCAAGAAAGAACTGAAGCTCTTGAATTAAAACCTGAAATTATCATTGAGAAGATGTATAAGGAGGCTATTAGAGAAGATAGAACTTCTTCTCACTCTGCTCGAATAGCAGCTTTAACTGTCCTAGGTAAACATCTAGGAATATTTACTGATAAGAAAGAAACTGAAAATCATACATTTAACATTATCCACTATGCTCCCTCTGGGTCTAAGATCCAAGTTACTCAAGGAGATATAGATCAAATTGAAATTAAAGAAGAAGTAGAATTATCATCCTTAGATTTAGAGGATATGGTTGAAATAATTGAATATAATTAGAGGTAAACATGGCTGTTAATGCTGTAAAAATATATAGAAGTACTGATACAGGAGCACCAGTTCTCTCTGGTTCTGCTGGAGCATTGGAAGCTGTAATTAAAGCTTGTTTAATAGATGGATACAACTCTAAAACAATCACCATTACTCGTTCTGGATCTACAGCTACTGCAACATGCACTGCTCATGGATTTACTTCTGATGCCTTTCAAGCTCTAAGGATCAGTGGGGCAGATCAAACAGAGTATAATATTAATACCCCAATCTTTAATGTAACAGCTAATACCTTTGATTTCACTGTTACAGGTACTCCAGCCACTCCAGCTACTGGTACTATAACTGCTAAGGTAATGCCTAATGATATTTGGGCTAGGACTTATAGTGGTACTAATAAAGCAGTATATCGTACTGGGGATACTTCAGGAGGAAGCAGGTTTTATCATAGATTTGAAGACTCTACAACTACCTACGCTTCTCATGCTGTCTATGAGAGTATGACAGATGTAGATACTGGAATTGATGCAACTACTACCAACTATTGGCATAAATCGTCTACTGCTGATGCCACTGCTCGTCCATGGATACTCTTCACTGATGATAGAGTTATTTTATTCTTTGCTGCTTTCCACGCCTCCAATGCTAATAATTATGCTTATTATGTAGCAGGGGATGTTACGTCTGAAGTTACAGGGGATCTCTATGGAGCTATGAGTATTGCACATAACTCAACAGCCACCCCTGCTAGTCCAGGTGTTTGTTTTTCAATATGTGCTATCAACCTACCAACATATATCTCTAATACCACTACTGACTTCTCTATTTCTGGGAGATTATCTAGGGATGGCTCTGGAGTGACTAAGAATGCAGGTGTTTATCAGTGGGACCCATACTCTTTAAAGGGAGCGAGTACTTCAGTTAAAACAATAGTTGGCTCTTATTATACAACCGCTTCTTATGTTATGAGCACACCTAATAATGCTAATGGAGGTTATTACGCTACTCGTATAGGCGTTTTACAGGTTACTGGAGGTGCTGCCCCTTTATCTGTAGGAATTAGAGGATGGGTTCCTGGAGTATATGTACCTCTCCAATATAGAAGTATACCTCATACTAATACTTATGTTTCTACTTCTCCACTTACTACAGGTAGAAGGTTTTATTCTATTAATATAGGATCAGCGACAGTGACAGCTGAATTAACAGGAAGTGTTCATGTAGATATGACAGGTCCATGGAGATAGGATGACAGATTATATTAATGATCCTAGTACCACTTCTTTTATCCCATCTCAATCTACTTGGACAGGTAAGATAGTCACTAAACTAGAGGATGTTAAGTCTGGATACTCATCTGGTAATGGAGTAATAAGTGGTACTGTAACTGAACTCACAGTACCAGTTCAGAACAGGGTTGTTAATATCTATGAGATAAGATCTGGTATTCTATTACAATCAACCATCTCCGCAGCTAATGGTACTTTCTCTTTTTCTGGCCTAGATAAAAATAATAAATATTATGTTTTAGCCGTAGAAAAAGATGGTGGACCTAGTTATAATGCTGTTATCTTTGATAAGATAGTTCCAGGATAATCTATGTCATACACTCCTCCAAATTATAATGCAGTAGTATTAAATTTTAATACTAGTTATACCGCTCCATCTAGCAATGCTGTTGCACTTAATTTTGGAGATACTAATAGTTACACATTAACTATTAGTAATCAAAGTTATTCAATCTCTAATAGTTCATTAAATTTATTATTTAATCGATTAATAAGTACAACTACTAATTCATTTGTAATTACTCCAAATAATTTAAATTTATTATTTGATAGAGAGGTTTCTATAACAGCTGGTAGTTATATTATTTCAACTAATAGTATATCTTACCTTATAGATAAGGTTCTCTTAATTAACACTGGACTATTTAGCGTAGTTCCATCTGATTTATTTTTATTATATAATAATTTTTTGAGTATCTCTACTCAAAACTACTTAATTAGTACTAATACTCTAAATGAGTATTATAATAGAACATTAACTATAGATTATTCTGCTCATTCTATAAACACTAATGGAATGATTTTTCCATTAGGAAGAGATAGTTATGTTATGTCTACTCCTATAGATATAACTACTAATGAAATTATATTTTCTAGGACCTTTCAGTTGCCCATAATAACTGATAGCATGTCTATAGTTACATCTAATATAGATTTAGTCAAATATAATAAAATTAGTATAACTACTAGTCTCTATGATATAACTACAGTAGAACCTAATTATATATTAGGTAGGGCGATAGTATTAGATACTGTTAATTATGCAGTAAGTCCTACTGATATTGCTAATGTTTATAACAGATTATTTATAATAGACTTTAATAATTATATTATTGATCCTGTATCCATAGGTATAGCTTTTACTAGACCATTTTATATTCAAGATGTAGCTACTCTTAGTATAAATAATAATAAAATAAAATTATTATACTCTTATAAGATACCAACTGATATAATAGTCTTAGATTATCCTAATATTCCAATTTTTACAATAACATCTTTACCGATATTACTTAATACAGTAGAAGATAACAAAATACTATCTATATCTACTTGCAATACTGTAACGGATATAATCTCTCCTTAAAGGAAACTAATGGCAACTTTAAATAAATTTAATACCTTTGCTAAAGCAGCAGCTGAAAAAGTACATAATCTAGCTTCTGATCAGTTAAAAGTAGCTTTAACTAATTCAGCTCCAGTAGCTACAAATGCTGTATTAGCTGATATAACTGAAATAAGTTATACAAACTTATCTACTCGTAATATAACAACTACTTCCTCAACTCAGACATCTGGTGTTTATAAGTTAGTCCTGGCTGATTTAGTATTAACTGCTTCCGGTTCTGTTGGTCCATTTAGATATGCGGTAATTTATAATGATACTGCTACTAACAAAGAATTGATTGGTTGGTCAGACTATGGTTCATCTATTACTATGGCCTCTGCTGAGACATTTACATTAGATTTCGATAATGTTAACGGATTATTTACTATAACCTAATATGACTATATTATACTCTGATGATTCAGGTCAAGTTATATGGCCTGAGACGGATTTACATGACCCTGATTCTAAGAAATACTACTATATAATGTACCGACCTCCTGTTAGGTTATCATCTCAAGAGTATATAAAAGGAATTTCTATTGTTATACCTTCTACTCCTAATGGATGTATTTATGAATGTGTGAGTGGGGGTATCTCTAGTTTAACAGAGCCTACATGGGGTACTGTAGAAGGTGGTACTACAGATGATGGAGATGTGAAATGGAAATGTAAGCCTGCTAATGTTCGTTTAATGGCAGGAGATGTTATTACTACATCAACTTGGACTGGACCTAGTTGGGTAACACTTGCAAATATCGCTGATATTATAGATAACAGGATTACTAGATGTAAAGTAACGGCTATGATAGTTCCTACTGGTACTACTACACTTACTTTGACTAATCATATTACTGTAACTAGGGCTTCTGGCATAACTGAAGAATTTGATAAAAGTTTAATTATAACTATAGCGGATTTATAGTATGAATACTTCAGAAATAAACGATATATTTGTAGAACGAAGACGACATCCAATGATAACAGAAGAAGTGATTGAAGAGATAGCAGAAAGAGCTGCTGAGAAAGCAGTTATTAAAATGGAATCTAAGATGTATCAGCAAGTAGGGAAGACTTTTATAAATAGATCTTTTCAATTCTTAGGTGCATTGGTTCTTGGAGCCGCTCTTTATCTTCAAAGTAAAGGGTTCTTTAAATTATAATAATTAAATATAATTATGACTTTATTACAAAAACTAATTACTGCTGCTAATGCAGTTAAAGCTGGTGAAAGTTTACAAGATCCAGCAAAATGGAAGAACCGTAGTTTACTAATGGTACCGTTTGGTATTATTACTTCAGCTATTTTTAATTTTACTGGAATTGATGTTCCTCAAGATGCGCTTAATGCTATTAATTTTGGGCTTGCCACTCTTGGTAGCGTGCTCTTTACTTACTTCACAGCAGCAACAACAACTAAAATTGGATTGTAAACAAAAAGCCAGAGTAGTAACTGAAGAGGTTATTACTCAACAAAATCCATATGGATATATTCTATTCTACATTGAGTGTACAGAGATAAAATGAGCATTATAACTATTCCTTACCAATTTGAACCAAGAGTCTATCAGAAAGAGTTATTAGCTGCATTAGATTCTGGTTATAGAAGGGCTATCTGTGTATATCATAGACGCGCTGGTAAGGATAAGACTATGTTCAATGTTGTTATTAAAGAAGCATTAAAGAGACGAGGTGTCTACTATTACTTCTTTCCTGAATACGCTCAAGGACGAAGAGTTATTTGGGATGGTATTGATGGCTCAGGCTTCAAATTCTTAGATCATATCCCTGAACCACTAATACAATCTAAGAATTCTACAGATATGAAAGTACAATTGACTAATGGCTCAATTATACAAATCATGGGGACTGATAAGTTTAATAAGATTAGAGGCAGTAACCCAGTAGGTTGTGTATTCTCTGAATATGCTTTCCAAAATCCAAAAGCTTGGAATATTGTAAGACCAATTTTAGCTGAGAATAATGGATGGGCTATATTTAATAGTTCAGTAAATGGAAAAAATCATTTTTATGATATGTATAACCTAGCTATGAGAAACCCTAGTTGGTTTGTTCAGAACTATAACGTTCTACAAACATTAGATGAGAATGGAAATAGATATATATCTGATGAAGTGATCGATGAAGAAAGAGCTTCTGGAATGTCTGAAGAGATGATCCAACAAGAGTTTTATAATTCATGGACTTCAAATGCTTCTGGGTTCTACTACTTAGCTATGCTAGAAGAATTAGAAAAAGAGAAGCGAGTTGGTAGAGTACCACATAATCCTTCAGCCCCAGTAGAAACTTGGTGGGATATAGGAGTAGGAGATTCTACCTCAATATGGTTTACTCAAACTTTAGGTAAAGAGATTAATGTAATTGATTATTATACTTCTCTAAATAAAGGACTAGAGCATTACGCTAAAGTTTTACAGAATAAAAACTATGTTTACAAATCTATAAACTTTCCACATGACATGATTAATATTGAATTTGGAACAGGTAGAACTAGATTTGAAATGGCAGAGGAGTTATTCAAAGGTACTAGATTAAACATAGTTCCTAAATTATCTAAAGAAGAAGGTATTAATGCTGTTAGAGCCATTCTTCCTCTCTGTAATTTTGATAAGGTTAGGTGTAATATCGGCTTAGATGGTTTAAAGAATTATAGAAAAGAATGGGATGAGAAGAATCAAGTTTATAAAAACACCCCAGTACATGACTGGGCATCTGATCCCGCTGACGCTTTTAGATATATGGCTGTAGGTTTAACCCTTCCTAAATCTAGATCATTTAGGTCTGAGATGATGAAAGCCAATCAAAGAGTTATTTCCACGAAGAATTGGAGGGTCGCTTAACAAATGGCGAATATACTAAAGGATTATGATTTAGCTAAAAAGCAATGGTCTCGCTATCAAACTGCCATCACTCGTGGTCATGGAGACTACCAGAAACAAGCTAAATTATGTGAGAATTTTTATTTAGGTGGGGGTAGACAGTGGTCTGATGAGGATAAGAAAACCTTAGATGATATTGGAAGGCCTTACTTAGAAGAGAATATAATATTTTCTACTGTAAATACTGTTATTGGGTATCAAACTCAATCTCGTATGGATATTGCTTATAAACCTAGAGAAGTAGATGATCAGGATATTTCTGACATACTCTCTAAACTAAGTATGTACCTAACGGATACTAATAAATATCCGTGGAAGGAGAGCCAAGTATTCTCTGATGGATTAATCCAACAAAGAGGGTACTTTGAGATAAAGATGAATTTCAATGAAAATATCTATGGGGATATTGAAATTGAATCATTAGATCCATTAGATGTTATACCAGATCCAGATGCTAAATCTTACGATCCAGATGATTGGGCTGATGTTCTAGTTACTTCATGGATGTCCTTTGATGATATTAAAGAGACTTATGGATTAAATAAGTGGAGACAAGTAGTTTCATCTATTTCTAATGATCCTGATTTTGGAACAGACAATTTAGAACAGCCTAGAAATAAGTTTGGTACTATAGAGAATTATTCTGCCTTTTATCAAGATGAAGTTGGGGTAGAACATGCTAGAATAATTAATAGACAATATTGGAAATTGCAGAACAGAGAGTTTTATTTCGATGTTAATACAGGTGATTTATATCCTGTACCTGACGATATAAAAGCGTCTGAAAAGAAGAGAATTGCTAAAGAGAAAGGCTGGGAAACAATTAAGCGAGTAACTAAGAGGATTAGATGGACAGTATCTACTAGAGATACTATTCTTCATGATGCTTGGAGCCCTTATGATCATTTTACTATAGTCCCTTATTTCCCTTATTTCAGACGAGGGGTAACAGTAGGTCTAGTTGATAATTTAGTAAAAACTCAAGAGATGCTTAATAAAGTCTACTCTCAGATTTTACATGTAGTTAATACTACAGCTAATTCTGGATGGATTATTGAAGAAAACTCTCTTGTTAATATGGAAGTTGAGGATCTGGAGGATGTAGGTTCTCAAACTGGATTAGTATTAGAATATAAATCTGGTAGACAAAAACCAGAAAAAATTGAACCAAATCAGGTTCCAACTGGTCTAAAGGATTTAGTAACTTCTGGAGTAGATTTAATCAGATTAATCTCTGGTGTATCTGAAACATTCCAAGGTGGTAAAGGGCCAGAAGTAAGTGGAACTGCAATCCAATCAAGAGTTCATCAAGCAGCAGTCCAATTAGCTGCCCCTATAGATAATCTATTTAGAACTCGTAATATGATTGCTGAAAGGGTTCTTAAACTAATACAAGCTTTTTACACTCAAGAACGTACTTTCATTATAGTTGGCCCTGATGATAAAGGTAAGTCTGTTAATACTCCAATTACAATTAATCAAGAACAACCAGATTCATCTAGGTTAATTAATGATGTAACTGTCGGTAAATATGATGTAGTTATAGCTGATGTACCTACTCAAATAACTTTTCAAAATGCTCAATTTGCTCAGGCAATTGAACTTCGTAAATTTGGTGTTCAAATACCTGATGATGAAATGGTTAAAATGAGTACTCTTTCTCGTAAAAATGAGATCGCTAAAAAGATGGAAGGTGGTCCAGATGAAGAGCAACAAAAGCAAATACAAAAGCAAATGGAACTGCAAATGGAAAGTATGCAGAAGACTATTGAAGAGTTAGAAGCTAAAGCAAAAGATAAGGAAGCAGATACTCTTAAGACTGTAGCAGATGTCGCTATGTTAATAGCTGATAAGCCAACACTAGCTCCTATTATGGATGCTTTAATGGCGTCTATTGGTAAAGAAACCTCTGAGCAAGAGCAAGAACCTGAGTTACCTGAAATGACTCATCAACAATTAGGAATGATGTAATAATGATTAACTCTAGAAAATTAGAAGACCTTCATCCTAAAGTAGAAGGTATGTGTAGAGCATTTATACTTAATTGTAATAAAGAAGGTATAGATGTAATCATCACCTCTACTTATCGAGATATTGAATCTCAAAATGCTTTATATGCTCAAGGAAGAACTTCTCCAGGAAAGAAAGTTACTAATGCTAGAGGCGGTCAATCATTTCATAACTATAAAGTTGCTTTTGACTTTGTTCCTATTATTAATGGTAAGGCTCAATGGAGTGATTTAAATGCATTTAAGAGATGTGGTGAAATAGGTAAGAAACTAGGATTAGAATGGGCTGGGGATTGGGTTAGCTTTAAAGAGTTTGCTCATCTTCAGTTTACAAATGGATTAACTTTAAAAGACTTCCAATCTGGAAAAACAATTTAATTATTTACTGAATGACTCAGTACTAAACATAACCCCAAAAGGAACATATGGCTGTAGATAATGACACATTAGATCGTGGTGATGAATTTGAACTTGACGAAGATGAGGAGCTTGAAGAGTCAGAAACTGACGAAGACTCATTGGAGGATACTGAGAATACTAACGACTCTGAATCAGAAGAGATTGAAGAAGATACGGATGATGAAGATGAGGAAGAACCTAAAGAAATAATGGTTCCTAAAGCTCGCTTAGAAAGGGAAAAAAGAAAAGCGGATGAGCTTAGAGAAAGAAGTTTATGGCTTGAAGAACAATTAGAGAAACTGATTGATCTTAATAATAAAAATCAATCAACTTCTATAAAACCAGTTGATCCTGTAGTTGCATTTGACTTTGATCAAGCTGAAGAAAATTATGCCACTCTCCTAATTGAAGGTGAAGCTGCTAAAGCATCTGCTTTACGAAGACAAATAGATAATGAAAGACAAAAAGAATTTAAAGCTTTAATTCAATCTATTAAAGATACTTCAGTTAAAGAAGCAACTGATAAAATTAATCAATCAACTGAAACAACTTCATTTCAAACTTTAATTACTTCATTTGAAGAACAATATAAGTTCTTAGATAGTGAAGCAGATGAGTATAATGAAGAAGCAGTAGATACAGTTAATACTTTATTAGCTGGGTATGTTGCTGCTGGTAAGACAAAGGTTGAAGCTTTGAAATTGGCAGTTGGAAAGGTAGTACCAATGTTTACTAAAGTTGAAACCCCGCCTAAGAAAACAGGTTTAGGAGGTAAGAGGGCAGTTGAAGCTAGAAAGAAAGCTGCTCAAGCCGCCAACTCTCAACCAACTAAAACTAAATCAACTACTAAAACAGATGTTGATCTTGGAAAAGTAAATGTTTCTAAGATGTCAGAAAGAGATTTTAACAAACTTACTGCTAAAGAATTAGCACTATTACGAGGCGACTAGCCTCATAGCGGAGTGCAGGCCGCTTTATAAATTTACTGCACCTAATTTTGCTCATGTACCATTGGTACAAAGAGGTGCCTACTACTTGGCTTAAAGTAGAACAATTTCGTTTGTCTACACGAGAGCAGACCGGCTATGACTCCGTATGTCTATTAACTTTAACTTATAATTTTAAAAATAGGAAATGAAAAAATGTCATTAACTAATTTCGCATCTTTAACTGCGGATCAAAAATTAGTCTGGTCAAGGGATCTGTGGAAACAAGCTCGTGATATGACTTTTATTAATAAATTCGTTGGTGGTGCTGATGCTGTCATTCAACGTATTACTGAATTGACAAAAACTGAGAAAGGGGAACAAGTCATTATGCACTTGTTAGCTGACTTAGTTGAAGATGGTGTCGTCGGTGACAATCAACGTGAGGGTTTCGAGGAAGAAATGAAGACCTACAATGATAAGATCACTATCGATCTGATCTCTCATGGTCTGCGTCAAAAAGGTAAATTAGCAGAACAAAAAACTGTTGTTTCCTTCCGTGAAAATGCTCGTGATCGTCTGGCATACTGGCTTGCAAATCGCATGGATCAATTGGCATTCTTGACACTCTCAGGTGTCTCTTATGCTTACAACAATGATGGTTCTGCTCGTACTTCTGGTGCATTTAATTCATTAGCTTTTGCTGCTGATGTATCTGCTCCTACTACCAAACGTCATCGTAGATGGGATACAACTGATGGTTTGGTTGCTGGTGATACTACTGCTGTAGCTGCTGTTGATGTATTAACTTATAAAGCAATGGTAGATATTAATACCTATGCTAAAACTCATTATATTAAACCTTTGATTCAAGGTGGAAAAGAATACTATATTGTATTTATTCGTCCTGAAGGTTTAGCTCAATTAAAGAAGGATGCGGATTATCAAAGAGCTGTTGTAACTGGTGCAGATCGTGGTAAAGATAATCCTTTCTTTACTGGTGGTATTGTTACTGTTGATGGTTTGATTTTCCATGAGCATCGTTTGGTCTATAATACTCTTGGTAAAACAAGTGGTGTTGACAAATGGGGTGCTGGTAATCTGGTTGACGGTTCACGTCTGTTAGTCTGTGGTTCTCAAGCTTTGGGTATGGCCGATCTAGGCGCTCCAGAATGGAATGAAAAATGGTTTGAGTACGAATCTTCTCCTGGTATCAACGTAGATAAAATGTTTGGTTTCTTGAAACCTAAATTCTATAGTATCTACGATAAATCTGTAGAAGATTTCGGTGTACTGGTAGTTGATCACGCTATCTAATAATTAATAACACGGCCCCCTTTGCTCCTAGTGGGTACTAGGGGGTTCTTTTTTATATATGAGGAAATAATAATGGCTAAAGGTAAAAACCCATTTCAAAAGATGCCACCTAAAGGTATGCCACCTAAAGGTAAAGGCAAGAAGATGCCTTGCTAAGTAAATTAAAGAACCTATTGATGGTTCTAAACCGAGAAGAGATATTGATGATGCTCTCTTCTTTATCTTTAATTGTCATCAATTAGGAGAAATATAAATGGCTATTACAAAAGATGTAGGTCGTCAAGAAGTTATTGCCGCTAGAGTAGTTGTTACTCTGGGTACTGGTACTGACATTGGTGTTCAAGGAACTTATGCTGCTATTGATGTACCAGAAGGTGCAGTGGTAGTTGGTGGTTTTATTAATGTATCAGATGCAACAACTGCTACAGTTGATATTCACTTAGGTGATGGTGGTGTAGCTAATCGTTATCTGGATAATATTGATGGTGCAGCTACTGGTGTCACTGCTTTGACTCTAACAGGTTATAAGTATACTGTCGCAGACACTCTAGATATTATGGTTGACACTGCTGATCCTGCGGCTGCTGGTCAATTTGAATTGATTGTTCTGTATGTTGTAGACGGTAGAGCTGCATTCTCACAAGGTTAATATCATGGCTATCACTAAGAAATGCGATAGACAAGAATTAATTAGTGCATTGGTAGAAGCTACTTATGATGATTTTGATACAACTATCATCGGAACAGCTGGGACTTCTACTATGGAAGCTATCCAATTACCAGAAAAAGCAATTATTACTGGTGGTAGTTTAATTGTAGATACAGCTTGGAATACTGGTGGTGTACATGCTACTGGAGTCCTAACTTCATCTGCAGCCCCTGCTGACACTAATACTGTAACCATTGGCGCTACAGTATATACCTTTAAAACAGCGTTATCAGCTGGTCCTGCTGTAGCTTATGAAGTTCTTATTGGGGTTAGTGAAGCCACCTCTCTCAATAATTTAGCTGCTGCTATTAATGCTGGAGCTGGTGTAGGTACTACCTACTCTACTGGTACTCTTGTTCATCCAACTGTTACTGCTGTCTCTAATGGTGTTCATACTGTTACCGTCACGGCTAAAACAGGTGGAACTGCTGGCAACTCAATTGCTACTACTGAAACCCATGCTAATGCTACTTGGGGAGCAGTCACTCTTGCTAATGGTGCAGCTCCAGCTGATACTGTCGCAGTTAAGATTGGAAGTGAAACCTATTTGACTGCTACTTCCGTAGATGCAACAGGTAGAACAGCTTTAGTTCCTACAGGTACTAAATTAAGCGCAGTTGATACTGTTGATTTAATTTGGGATGTAGCTAATACTACAGTGGATGTCCCTACTGCTGGTACTTTAAGATTAGAAGTGCAGTATATTGTAGATGGTAGAGCCTCCTTTTCAGAGGGCTAAGAAACTAAGCCCTATGGTCTTGATTAATCGAGGTCATAGGGTTTTTTTATAACTAAAGGATTATACATGAGTAAAGTTAAGAAATTTAGAAGTCCAAATGGTAAGGAAATCAGGATTGCAACTACTGATGGGCATGTAGCCATCATAGGAAATGAATTAAGAGATTTACCAGAGTTTTTATGGTCACATGCTTATGCAGCTGGTGCCACTTCAGAAGATATTAAATCTGAATCCATGGAAGACTATATTGCTTCTAAAAAAAGGGAAGCAGATGAAAAAGCAGCATTAGAAAGAGATGAAGTTAAAGGCATTTTGAAGTCTCTATTCGAGAACCCTAAAGATGTTGTAGACTCTAAAGGTAATTTGATACATAGAAAAGCAATTACTTATATTGGTAAGCCTGTTAAGAAAGATGAATTGGATAGCATTTGGTCTGAAGTAACAAAAGAATCAGAGGTATAATATGACACTATTAGAACTAGTAACTCATCTTAGGACTAATATTCTTTATGACACAGGCGGTACAGGTGTAGATTGGACGCAGTTCTCAGATACAGATGCTGACTCTATGCAATTAAGATGGACTAATGAAGAGCTAGTTGCTAATATTAATGAAGCTATTAATCAAGTTTATCGTAGAACCTCTCCTATAAAAGATACTTATAGTCTACCAGTTAAAATTAGTACTATAAACTATACCCTCCCATCTTATATTAAACAAGTTAGGTCAGGAAGAAGAGAAGATGGTAAATCATTAGTAGAATTAGAATTAAGTGATTTTACTCATATTATAGATTTTGATACTAGAACAGGCGACATAGAAAATTACATACCAGATACATCTACTGGTAAACTTAGAATATACCCTACTCCTACTAAAGATGAGATTGTTACTTTATTTGTATATAGATTACCTAAAGTAAAATTAACTTGGGATGACCCTGATTCTTCTCCAGAATTAGCTGAGGATTATCAAGTACCTATGTTATTTGGAGCAGCTTCATTATGTTATATGAAAGATGAAGCAAATACTTTTGATCCTAATAGATCTGCTTATCTAAGTGGTCTTTTTGATAGAGAGTTTCCATTTACTTCGGTGTACTCTACTATTAGAAAGAGTAGAAATGCTAAAAGACCTATTAGGTATGGAGGTATTTAATGCCAATACATCCTAAAACAGTTCATATTTCGCAATTTAAAGGTATTAATAATGTTTTAGATGCTGAAAGTACTCCTCCTGAGTATCTTAAAAAAGCTGATAATGTCAATATAGATAAGTTAGGCGGGATTAAAAAAAGAAAAGGATATACTTTAGAGGATTCAGGTCTTTATACATCCTTATGGTCTTCAGAGACTACTCTAGGTATGTATGCAGTTAAAAATGGGACGCTGCTTAGAAAATATGCAGATGGTTATTCTACTATAATAAAAAGTGGAATTACTTCTGATACACTCTCTTTTGAAGAAATAGATGGGAAAATTTATTTTTCTTCAATCTCTACTAATGGTATAATAGACTTTGATGGTTTAAGAGATTGGGGTTTACCTCCTGTAAATATGGGAGTTACTCTTACTCAAACAGTAGGAGAAATGCCAGCTGGTACTTATATGGTTGGTTTTACTACAGTAACATCAGATGGGAGGGAGTCTGGACTTACTACTACTTCTACTATTACTCTTAGCTCTACAGGCGGCATTACTCTTACTCTACCTGTATATACTAACACTAATATAGTCTATTGTAGAGTGTATTGCTCTACAACAGATGGTAATACTTTATATTTCTCTAAAATAGGAACCCCTGGAGAAACTATTAAAATTACAGATTCTCGTAATCTTATCTCTCCTCTTAGAATGTTTGGACTATACAATCCTCCTTTAGGCCATATAATTAAGTATTATAGAGGAAGGATGTATGTTGCTCAGGATAATATATTATGGTATTCAGAACCATATCAATATGAACACTTTAAGATTGATTCTAATTATATAGAGTTCCCCAGTAAAATTAGGGAAGTTATGCCAGTAGAGGACGGTATATGGATAGGGTCTGATAAACTATATTATCTGTCTGGTGAGGATGCTTTAACATTTAAAAGGACTACTAAAGAAGAAGTTAAGATAGTTGAAGGGACTGGTCATAAATTAAGTGGGAGTTATGTTCATATCGATAATACTCCAATAGGATATAAATGGTTAGTTACTTCTAATTTAGGTATCTTTATATTATTTAATCAAGGTATGACTATTAATTTATCTGCTCAGAATATTAATCTTAAAGCAGCGGATTCAGGAATGGCTACATTTTTAAAAACTGAGGGTATGAATCAATATCTCTCTATTTTAAAAACTAATCAAAATCCTAATAATTCAGTTGTGGGAGATTTGGTTGAAACAACAATAGTCAGAAATGGCATTATTATAACTTAGGAAAATAAATGATTGAAAAGAATTTAAAAATTGGCGGTATCTTCAGATTTGAGCATGTTCGTAATGGAGAAGTGATTGATACATGGGAAGAGCCTAATTTAGTAGTAGATGAAGGGCTTAACTATGCTTTAGATGCCTCTTTTTCAGGTGGGACTCCTATTACTTCGTGGTTTGTTGGAATATATAAAAATAACTATACACCTATAGCAGCTAATGTTATGGCTACATTTCCTGGTGCTGGTGTAGCTAACGAAGCTAACTCAGAGTATTCTGAAACTACTCGTCCAGCATGGACTGAGGCAGGAGTCTCTTCTAAAACTATTACTAACTCTGCTTCTCCAGCAGTATTTACATTTGCTAGTGGTGTCTCTATTTATGGAGCCTTCTTGTCTAGTTCTTCTGTAAAAGCAGGCACTTCTGGTACTTTAGGGGCTGCATCTAAGTTTAGTGCAGTAAGAACTATGTTAACGGCAGATAAGTTAAATATTACTTATACTCTTACAATATCCTCTACATAATATGAATAACCTCCCCCCTTCTTATAGTTTTAAAGGTGATAAAACAAAGGCTATTTCTCTCAAATCTGAGGCATTACAGTTTAGTAATTTTATTTCTAGTCAAGCAGAGAAGGAGGGAGTTAATTCTATTTCTAGGAAAAAGATACTGTCTGATGGTTCTATCATCAGTGTAATATCTAGTAAACAAAGTAACTATAATAATAGATTCAATTCTATTAAAATTACTTCTCCTATTTCTATTAAAAAATTAAATGAGACTGGAGTATATTGTACTTATTATTATACTGCTCTTCCTATAAGTTTAGAAATGGATGGAGCAATTTATGTAGATGGAAACACTCCTCCTTTTAGCATACCCCCAACATTAGGAATTTCTACCTTAATTAATAGTAATGTAGATACACTCATTGCTAAAAATGATAAAGTGTATTCCACTTTTAATGCTACTTCTACTGGGAGTATATTACATAATAGACAGCCAGTATTAGGTAGTATTTCTAATACTTCTGGAGTCTCTCCTCATTGGGATAAGGTTTATAGTTCTGATATGACTGGTTCTCCATTATCTGTTACTGGGATAAGTGGGGTAGTTGATGCTTACTATTCTAGTGCGTATAGTATGGTATGTTCTCTTTATCAATCTGCGGATTTTATTCATATATATTTAGATAAAGTAGTGGGGGATACTATTACTAATAAAATGGATATATATTATGAAGCTAGCCCACTAACATTTACTATAACTACCTATCATGATACTTTAGGTACTGTTACTTCTAATAAAGTATCTTCGTTACCTACAATGACTTTCTTTGATAATCCAAGAGTTTGGGATGCTAGATTTTCTCCTGATGGAGCTTATTTAAGTATATTGCTCCAACAACGAGTAGCTTCTTCCCCTAATTCAAAAATGGTTGTTCTAGATTTTGTAATAAAGTTAGACTCTAATGGAGTATGGGCAGACCCTAATCCTTCTCCTGCTATAACATATAATATATCTAATGATACTTCTTTAGTAAATGGTACTCCTAATTCATCAAACTATTTAACTGCTATTAATAATAATGTTAGTTATAATATATCAACATTTAACTATGTAGAGAGTATTAATAGAGTTAAAGTAATATCTTCAACTGCTACAACTTCAGGTAATCATGATTTTACACATAATCCTACTTATCCTACTGTAACAAGAATAGCGTACTGGGCTAGAAATGTATCCAGTACTGATTATACCTATAATGTAATCTCTAAAGGTAGTTCGGTAGTTGGTTTTCTTTATGATTCAACTATAACCAATACTTATTATAACAGACACTGGATTACTTTAAATTACGAATTCCAAGATAAAACTGGGACTAAAGTAACTGGTGATGTAGGTATTACAGATAATTACGATTATACTGATTTAGATTATAGTGCTTTAACTGGTGGTATAAGTGAAGTGACCATGTATGACCCTGGAGATATATCAATTCTTTCTGGATTTAATATAGGTAGATCATTGATAAGGACTTATAAGAGAGATGCTAGGTTAGTAGCTTTAGTTAAATTAGAAGGGGTTATTAAAGGTAAAATATTAACTCAATTTGACTCTTCTATGGAAGGAGTTATGGATACGGATGTAATAACTGAGAGTAAATATACTCTTGATTGGACTTTTGATAATTCAGTAGGCCTTGCTTTAGGGTATAAATACATCTATCCAATTAACCATTATTTTATTAAAACAAGATCAATACAGAATAATAATTCTTTTTTCTATGATGCTATAAATGGATCTACTTCTGTAGGTGTATTTAATTATAATAAATCGATAGATTTTACATCGTTTAGAAATACAATAAATACTTGGAATAAAAAATATGAGGCTGTAATATCAGCTAATGCTTATAGATTTCCTAATGGGGTACAAATAACTCATTCTAATGCAGTAGTAGATTATTATTCACAGGTACTGAATAGTAATATAAATACTACTATTACTTCTTTATTAGGAATAGTAAATACTAAGGAGACTACCTCTTCTACTCCTGCTAGTATCAGTACCGTCCAGGGAGTTTATACTAGTATACCTGCTCCATCAACCACTACTACTGAAAGTAGGGCTATACATACTGTAGTAGGTGGAGGTAATGGTATCTATATTAAAATGGGTCCTAATAGTTATCTAGCATGGTGTAATACTAATGTATCTGGATCTGGAAGAATAACTAATTATTTATTAATAAATGGAGTAACAATCCCCCAATTAATAAATATAAATGCTTTTAATAATTTTCCTGCAAATCAGGGGTTTGGAATAGGATTCAGTATATAAGATGACACAAATATTTGAAAATAATGCAAAGACGACTTTATCAGCAGGTATAAATAATAGTACTACAACTATCCCTATTACTGCTGAAACTATAGGTGGAGTTTTTCCTACTCCAGGAGGGACTGAATGGTACTATGCTACTCTATCTAATATAGCTGTTACTTTATTTGAGATCGTTAAAGTAACTGCTCGTTCTGGAAATAATCTAACAGTAGTTAGAGCACAAGAAGGTACTACTGCCTTATCTTGGACTACTTCTGACTTTATCTATATGGGTATTACTCAGGCTACTTTAGAGACTTTTCCACAAGGATTTAATAACGCTGGGGATGCTAAAGGGACTAATGCAGTAAACCTGCAATCTGGTAGAACTGGAACAACTAGAGTTGCTAGTGGAACTGGAACTGTAGCAGTAGGCTATGACACTAAAGCTTCTGGGCCTTATTCTATTAGTGTAGGGTACGGTAATGAGGCCACTATAGATTATGCTGTATCTATTGGAACAAATGCTGTAGCTCAAACAGGCACTTATGCTATTGCTATTGGGGCTTATTCTTCATGTGAAGGTGCTGATTCAATAGCCATGGGTAGAAATTCAGACGCTCAAGTCGATAGAAGTCTATCTATTGGTAGGCTGTCTAAAGCAGCATTTAGACAAACATGGAGTACTGGATTAGCAGTAATAGCTGGAGATGTAATAGGATCAAGTGCTGGTAACTCTGCTTTTGTATGTACTAACTCAGGAACTACACATGCTACTACTGAACCTACTTGGGTTACAACTTCTATAGGTACTAGCACATCTGATAATGGTGTCACTTGGGTATATGTTGGTAATACTGCTTCAGCCAGTATCTTTGAAAACACAGCTATAGGTTATAGATCTAAAGCTTACGATTTTGGTGCAGTTTCTATTGGTAGTCAATCTGCGTCTGGATTAGAAGGAGTGGCTGTAGGTGATATTGCTTTAACAGGTTATCATGGTGTAGCTGTTGGAGGAAACTGTTTCGCATGGGGAGAGAAGGCTATAGGTATAGGGCATGGTGTTACTGTAGACTTCGGAGGTGGTCTTTATAATACTGCTATTGGTGCTAATGCTTATATTGATGGTTCTAAGAGTTACTCTTCTGCCTTTGGTGGGGGTGCTTATAATGTAATAGACAATAGCTATGTTATGGCAGGTGTTAATCTAATACATGCTAGTGGAGCAGGTGATCCATTT